TGAGATAGCACCACCTCAGATCCGTTGTACTCTTAAACCGGCACCACTCAAAATCCATAGATTTTTTTGCCGTATGGACTGTCCGAAATCTTTCGCTGCTTTCTATCCGGGGATTACGGAAGTCTATTCTGAAATCCTTTGTGTGGCAAAAATATCTTACTAGGACTTCATCCCCATACTTCTGCACCAGCACGCTCCACTGGATTGCGAAAAGGTTCTGCCGGCCCATGCCCTCACTTTTACACATCAGGAAGCTGTTACAGTAAGGGCACCGAACCGTCCTATTGTGCTTTACCCTGTCCGTATCATTCCATATCGCAATCTTCTTATGATACAGCCCGTCCTTCCTGAGTTCAAAATCGTGCCCGCATTTTGTGCAGTACGCCCTTTCTTTTGGCCTGCTGTAAAAGATATAATTTTCGCTGCTGAATACCGTTTCCTTTACAAACTGCTCATAATCTGCCGGCAGCTCGCCAAATTTCTCCATATGCTGATCGATCTCAGCCTTTTCCTTTTTGTGCCTTGCCTGCAGCTTCCACTCTTTGATTGCGCCCTGATATTCATCAATCCGGTTTTCAATCTCACCGTCTACCACGGCTCCGTGTGGGATAATCCTCTGCTGGTCGTCAATTCCATGCATCCGTCTGAAGTCTTGGAGAAAAGATAGTATCATTTCCCGCTCCGCAACAGATGCTATAACAATATTTCCGCTGTTTTGGTGCCAATAGAGATAACCAGTAAGATAATCTATGGCTCCGGTCTTCCATTTGATCCTGTCTGTTGACAGATCCTGGGTAATGTAGTCGTCCATCTGGCAGAAGGTACGGAAAACCGGTTTTAACTCCTTTTCTTCTGCCAGAAAGAAATTGATGATCAGGGTATCATTCCCACCGATCTCCTGTCTGCCTGCCGTTGCCAGATAACACATATTTGACACCAGCAGCGGCATTTCTTTATTCTTATCCGTAAGCGCCGGCCTTGGTATTGCCGACAGTGCCCTTTTATCCATATAACCGCCCCCTACATACCCATCATGGCAAACAGATCAAGCTGGCCATCCATTTCTTTTCCGTTTTTCCTGGGCCTTGGCGGTGTTTTAAGCGCTTCCGGCTTAGAGGGAGCAGAAGCCTTTTCTGTTTTATTGGCATTTCCCTTCGCCTTGGCTGTTTTTCTTTCTGCCGCAGCTTTCTCCCTCTTTGCCTTATCCTCAGCTGCTTTTTTGGCTTTCTTCTCTTCCTCAGCCTTATCATCCTTGTGGTAATAATCCTCGGCCCATTCATATACCACATCATCACGGACAGCGGCGCAACTTCCCTGTGCTTGTTTCCCTGCCTGACTATAGATATAATCAAAGCATTTTCGCCACGTTTTATGATCCTGCGCCACATCCTCGGCCAGCCCTTCATCCTCCCGGCATCTCTCCAGAAGATAACCAATGATCGGATCCGCAAAAGATTTGTCTTTTGCCGCCGCCAGCTCCCTTTTCAGCTTTTCCTCAGCCCGCTGTTTGGCCGGTCTGCCGTCCTGTTTGCCGGCACCTTTACCTTCCGTCGATTCAGGCGGCTCCTGTTCGCTTTCAGCGTTCTCCACGGTTACATCAGACACGCCGCCCGATTCATCCTCCTTCACTCGCCCCGCCTGCGAGGCCTCGCCAGCTTCCGGATCTTCCTCCGTCTGTTCCACAACCAGATCGCCTTTCCCATCCGCATCCTCCTCCCTGGTGTCCGTATTTTCCGCCGCATCCCTGGTGCCACCGCTCATCAGCCACTCGTATTCCTTTTCGAGCCTCTCATTCGTCACGTCAAAGAGAGTCTCCCCGGCAGCGTCATAAAAGACTGTTACCTCCGGGCGCTTCAATGTCTTGTACGTCTCGCCCATCACGACAATATCAGGACTTTTATCCTCGGCATTATATCCGCTTTTCAGATACTCATTTACTACCTGGTTCCAGATCGCTCCATAAGCATTCTCCGCTGTGCTTTCAGCTGTGAAGTGTTTAACCTCCTTTTTTTCGTTCATGCTATCCCTGACTTCCCGCCATGTTTTCGATTGCAGATTCTTTTTGCTCTCTTCCGACAAATTCCCATCAAATCCTTTGATTTCCATACTGCGCCTCCTCCTTGCCGTAATCAAAAAACATATAATAGCGCTCTTTTTCCACTGTTTTTTCGGTGGTTACGGTTCCACCCATACTTCCCAGCGAATGAAATATCTTCCGCCACTGCCACACATCCGACTGGAACATTGGCATATACCACATCTCCTGCCCCTCGTTTTCCCTGGGGAATAATACCGGGCCAGTCAAAGGGTTGGTAATCGTATTCCCTACACAAATATAACCGGCACATCCCAGGAGAGAAAGCTGGATATAACACATCTGGGCCACCACCCGATCCACATCCTGCCCCACAAAAAGCACATGGTTCTGGAAATTATATTTGGATCCTTTCAAGGTATTTGCAGCTGCTATCAGCGTTGCCCCTGCACCACAGGCCGGATCGCAAATGGATATGTAACCCTGTTCTTCAATCTGCCTGTCAGCATTCCCCACGGTCATCTGTGACATCATTTTGCATATGTTATATGGGGTGAAGAACTGGCCTTTCCAGTGGTTTCCCAGATTCAGATTCATATACATTTTTCCAAGGAAGTCCTGTTCCGGCTCATTTTCCAGCGCCATGACGATGATATTGAGTATCTCCGCCGGCGTCTCCACCGATCCGAGCCTCTCTATGCATTGGGCATATTCCTTTTCCCTCGCCTCAAAATGCTTCTGCGTCCGATCTGTCACATTGCTCAAGGTACATGCGATTGCGCTTATCAAGTCAGCCCATACCTGCCAAGAGCTTCTGGAATAGCAGAGCCGGTTGAACACATCAAGGAATTCCTTTTCGGTACCCTGTATGATTTCACTCCGCTTTGCTTTAGCCACTTAAAATCCTCCTTCTCGCCTCTTCAAATTTCCTTGCCCGTTCCTCCATCTGCTCCTGTGTAAGTTCTGCCCTTGGATCCGGCGGTCTCTCTGCGGTCTCAATCCTCGGCGCCGGTTTCTCTTCAATGGCCGGAATATACTGCTCTTGCAGCATCGCCTTCCCCTTTGCCACAAACTCCGGCAGCTGGCGGCTATTCTGCAAATTATCGGCCCTGGCTTCATACGCTTCCCTGAAATTCGCTCTATCAGCTGTCATATTTTCACTGCAGCACAGTCTGGTCCATCCGAGATTTTTCACTATCGTCCTGGTAAGCTCATCCATGGTTTCAAATGCTTCCTGTGGACGCTCCCGGCCATATCTGGATATCGCTTTCTGCACCACGCCCCACGCTTCGTCAAAGCTCGGCACCGGTTGTCTGCACCGCTCCATGCACAGCTTCCGGATTTCCGCTATGTTCGGGGGAAATACATTGGTGCATATATGCTCCAAAACAGCATTTTCAGCTACCTCATATGGAATGTCTTTCAACATCATGTACCAAAAATCCATAGAGGCCGTATCTTCCAGTATCTTCGAGGCCGGATAGGCGGCTTTGATTCCAATGGAGATTGTCGCAAACTGCTGTTTATCCATTATTCGCCCACTCCCTTGCTCCCGCTGCAAATTGCTCCACTCTGGAAGCGCCGACCGGTTCCCGGTTCGCTATGGGCCTATACCCCGGCGTCCCTCCCCGGTCCTGTTCTTTTTGCAGCCATGTTGTTATAAAGCGCGTGATCCCCCGTGCTGTTTTTCTTTTTGCCGGATTAGACATCAGCCAGCCTTTCATGTTCCGCAGGCATTGCATAACATCAACAGCCGGATAAAGTTCCATCCACCCCTCCGCATCTCTCTGCGTGACAGGGTATTCTTCCCCGGTATTCAAGGGGAGTGTGATCACCGGCGGCTCCGCAGCTGCTTTCTGCTCGGAGCATATATCCGTATTGGATTCCGATTCGGATTTGGATTCCGATTCGGATTTGGATTCCGATTGGATTGGATTACGGACGCATTTGTTGTCCGATGCTTCCTTTTGCTGTCCTTTGCTGTCATTTGACAGCAAAAGTTCGCAATCGCATGTGTACTCCGGATATTTGCTTTTCTGGTTACGGATCCTCTGATGTTCCGCCCAAGTTACCAATTGCAGGTACGGTCTTCCCTGTGCCTTATACACTCGGACCAAGCCTACCGCCGACAACTTATCAAGCGCCTTATCAATATCCTTTTCCGTAACATCCTTTAAGGGAAAGCATGAGCCCTTAATTATCTTTGCCCTGCCGTCATATCTCCCAAAATCATCACAGATCACAATCAGCCTATAGAACAGAACTTCTTCAAACCAGGATAAGGAATCTATTTCTTCGCTTCTGCAAATGCTCTCTTTCAATATCCTGTTTGGCATCCCACCACTCCTTTCATTCCCGGAGAGCGTTTCCGCCCTCCGGCCTATTTCTAATAAATGACCTTGCTGCCCCTCTCAGTCTTTACGACATCCAAATTCTGGGGAAACCTGGCCTTCATGGTAGGATCGTGCGTGATTGCCATGATTTTAATGTTTCTGTACCGGCCCTGGATGGTTTCCAGTGCATCACAGTATGCCTGAATCCCGTCCCCGTCCAAAAACGGCGGTTCGTCAATAAAGAGCATCCCCAGCTGGATCCCGGCAGATGATGACTTGATCTCCGCAAGGGCAAGGATAACTGAGAGGGAAGATTTTACCTTTTCACCTCCTGACTTCGACAGATACGGCAGTACGGATTTCCCATATTCCTCAATGAAAATATCCAGAGAAACCTTTTCCTTTCCGTTTTTCTGCATCCTTTCCAGCCGGAACTCCACGCCCATTTTCCCGCCGGTCATCTGTCCCAAAATAGAATTGGATGTGGCCGTGAGCTGCGGGATAATGGAGCGGATAATCTGATGGGGGACACCGCTCTGGCTAAACGCAACTTTCAGGGCGTCATAATCTGCCATTTCTTTCGCGTATTCCGTCTGCTTTTCCTGCAAAGCCACAATCTCCTTTTTCAGTTTGGAGATCTGATCTGATTTCTGCTGCAGAGCTCCGATCTTCATCTGCTTTTCCCGTACCAGGGCATTGATGGAATCCACTTCCACATTCATGCTGGCAACAATGCCGGCAAGTTCCTCTATGCCGCTCATGGCTTGCGCCTCTTTGTCTGCCTCAGCCTGTTTTTCACTGATTTCCGCCTCAATCTCTGCCATTTCCGCCGCCAGTTCAAGCACCCGGCCCATTGCTGTCGTCTTCCTTTCCTCTGCCACCGGAAGCTGCTTTTCTTTTTCAAGCCACGGACCGAGCGCCGTGATCGCACTCAGCACCTGTGCATGTTCCTCCGATACTTTGGCGTACCGGTCGCGCTCCTGCTCGGCCTCTATGGCCTTTAATTTGGCCTCTGCAAGCCTCTTTTCTGCCCCGAGTATATTTGACTGCAAATGCTGTATATCGGCTTCCAACAGGGCAATCTTGCCTTCCCGTTGGTTGATGGCTTCAAGCTTTGCTATGTAGGGCTTCAACTCGGCTATCCTCTTCGATACTGCCGCCACTCTCCCGGCATCAAAAGGCAGTCCGGCCAGCTGCTCTTCTAACTCGGCAACCCGCTGATTGAGGGGCGCCGCCTGCTCCCCATAGGCTCTCTCCAGCTCTGCATAGCGCCCAGGATAATCATCCAGTGCCTGTTTTGCGGAAATCGCATCCGCCAAAAATCCACATTTAGCCTGGGATATATCCACGCATTCCACATTAGAGAGCAGTTCCGCTTTCTTTTTCAGTCCGTCCTCTCCGAACTGCAGACGCTTTATGTCTGAATCATGCCGTGTGGTGATCTGCTGTAAATCGTACCTTGCCTGCGTCAGCTGTTTCTCCACCGCCCGGTATGCCCTTTCCTGTTCATATACCTCATCCAGCAGCTTCTTCTGCCGTTCATACTCCGCGGCGTTTTCTTTGATGACAGCATCCTGATCCGAGGGCTGAGCCCATGACAGTTCATTTTCTTTTTGCTTCATCCTCGCTTTGAAAGCATCAATAGCCTCCTGTTCGGATGCGGCCTGCCTTGCAAAGCCTTCTGCCTCCCGTTTCTTTGCAGAATACAGTGCGGATTCCCTGGACAGATTTCTTTCCCGCTCCATAAGGGCGTTATACTCCACAACCTTCCCCTCAATCTCCTGCCGGCTGTCAAGAATAACCGAGCAGCTGTCTATAATCGCCTGCTGAGTGGCTCTATTTTGGCCTGTAGCAGCCTTTTTACTCTGCAGAGTAGTAATAGCTGTCAACAGCTTCGTCCGCCTTTCTGCGGCTTCCTGTTGGTTTGTCAGGAGAAGCTTATTTTTATCCCGCTCTGCGGTCTTCGCCTGCAAGCTGCTCTCATATCCTGCCAGTTCCGTCCGGCAGTTCTCCAGTTCTTCATCCGGATTTCCAAAGCCGGATATCGTGCTCCTGTGGATTTCGACCTCCTGCTTCAGCTCACGGTTCTTTGCCCCATATACTTTTGCCTTATCCTGGGCAATCCTCTCCATAATCTGATAGACGCCCAGGCCGAGAAGCGTTCCGAGGACTTCCACCCGTTCCTCCGGCTTGGCCTGCAGAAAGAGCCCATACTGATCCTGCATGATAAGCGCACAGGACTTGAATGTGAAGCTATCCATGCCGATGATATTCAAGATCTCCTGCTGGGTATCGTTTGCCCTTTCCTTTGAGCAGTCTTTCCATTCCCCTTCCATGAAACACGCAATGTTCAGCGTTACTTTCCCGGAGCGAGCCCTGGTCCTTGTCACCCGATATTTCTTTTCACCGATACGGAATGTGAACATAATGGCGCCGGACCGGACCGATTCATCATTCCGCAGCCAGGGGGATCTCCCAGTATCGTCCTTGATGATGCCCTCCCTCGGCTGCTCATAAAGGCAGTCAATTATGGCGTCCATGAACAGGCTACTCTTCCCGGCCCCGTTCTGCCCGTTGATGGTGCAGAATGTGATATCCTCAAAATTAAAGATTTCATCCTCATAGTTGCGGTAATTCTTGACCGAAATCTCCACCGGTTCAAATATCCCGGTGTTGGCCGCCGTCGGCATATTTGCCTCTGCCTCTGCGATAATGGGCCTTGCTTTCAGCACAAGCTCCTGCACCTTTTCCGGCTCTATCTGCTTCTCTTCAAGATATTTGATAAGATTGGCTTCCGGATCCGTGGCTCCAGCCAGCTCCGTCCGGTTTGCAAATTCATCTATTTTATCCGGGAGTATCTCCCATACCATGAAAGCCCCGTCTTCAAGCAGTGTCCTCTCGATCAGCGCCTTATTCAGCGCTTTGCTGTTCTCCGCAGAGCAGCTATAATGAATTCGGACAATCTTATCTTTCACGGCCCCGTTGTACCGCCAGTAATTGTATGCCACATCATCCATGTCTCCGAGATTGATCACTGTGATATCCGTGTCAGTAAAATCGAAAGTGATGAATTCCCTGATCGGTGTCTTGAAAAACCGGCTGTCCCATCCCCCAAACGGCATATCCGTGTGGATCCAGAATCCCCGCTCCTGTCCTTCGTCATTGAAATTCATGGCATTTATGGCTCCGGAGTAAAACCAATACTGGTTCATCAGGTTCTGCGGTCTGTGGATATGTCCCAGGGCTACCAGGTCATACCCCGCCGCCAGCAGGGCTTCCTGGGGGATGATCGGCTCAAACTGCGTCAGCATCATCGTCTGCCCGCTTTCCGTATTGCACCCAGGGACGGTATAATGCGCCATAAGGATTTTTTTCTTGCCAGGTCTGCACCGGGCCCGCATTCCGGTAACGATATTGGAGAGTTCCTGCGTGAACACCTCATTTTCTTCCTCGCTGGAGAGGCCGGGGAACTTCGCCCGGTAAACTCCCCTGTCAAATCCCGGTAGGACCGCTATGTCAGCATCCTCAAATGCAAGAACCTCCGGCGTGGTGACAATATGCACATTCGGAACGCCCTTGAACATTTCGGAGAGGACATTAAACTGTCCTGCTCCGTCATGGTTCGGCGTACCGCGCATGACCACTACCTCCTTAGAAACAGCCGCAAGCTCCTTGATATAGTGGATTGCCATAATGATCTCTTCACAGCATCTGTCAGACCAGAGCCGGCCAACGTGGAACACATCACCGGAAACCAGAGAGAAATCCGGATGCTCCTGCTTTGCCACTCTTATCAGTTCATCCATGCAGCGTTTCGTATCCTCTGTGCGGAGATTTACCCCATCCCTGACCGGGCTCCGGAACGTCCCGAAATGCCAGTCTGCCGTATGTAATATTTTCATAAGCTAAACGCCTCCTTTACCTCTTTCATTGCCTCAATCATATGAGCCAGCTGCAGCTTCAGATTTTCAAAAACAGAATCCTCAATGCCGCAGAAATCTATCCCGTCACTGCCCCATTCCTCACCGACAAAGAGGATATTCCCCATGATCGGATGGCCGTGCCTGTCAGTTTCATAGAGATAACTGCCGACCGGATTCGGCTCGTTTTCCTTTAACAGCCCCTCCTCGTCAATCAGCATGCTTACACACTGCCCCGGCACTTTTGTCGGGCGGTTTTTCATATGCAGCTCTGTATACAATCTGCCCGGCATGATATGCTCATAAATATCGCAATGATTCCCGATCAGTTCCCGCAGAAACCTGTTCTCTTCCGCATATCCCCCGGAAGGGAATTCATGCACTGTCAACTCAAGATCTGTTGAAATTTTAATCAGATTCATCACTTCCCCGCTCCTTTCTGGCACTTCATGCAAAGCGGCCTCCCAAATTTATTAAGGGAATATCCATACACCCTTTCGTTGATCTCCGCTCCGCATTCATCACAGAAATATCCGCTGGATTCTTCGCGAGGTGTCTCTGCCTGCTGAGCCGGCGGCTCCCGGCGTTCCGAAGTCTCTTGTGGCGGCTGCCGGTATTCCTCCGGAATATCATCATCTTCTGCACTCCGCTCAGATGTAAAAGCCGGATTGCTCAGATTTTCCTCCGGATCAAAGGCCTCATGGACAGCGTCCTCGAAAATCCCCATAGAGTTGATTGCCGGCGGCGCCGCTGCCGCGCCGAACATATTCCCCATAGAATTCATTCCTTGTTGCAACATTGCCTGCCGCACAGTAGCATCCGAGTAATCCGGCGAGAATGTGACGGTGGGAACCGCAAACGGCTTTTGTAATTCCTCCCGCTGATATGTCCCTTTGATTCCAAGAAGGGCCCTGATAACCCGGAGGATTGCCCCTGTCTGCGCTTTCTCGGATGCGGTCTTCCGGAGCAGCGTCATATTAACCAGGATAGACCGCTCGATATATTTCTCTCGGTCGCAATCATCGATCACAAACTTTTTAACCGGATACTCCCTGCCGTTATATGTCCTGGTTTCATTGGTTTCTTCCCAATGCCCCTTGAACATTTCTTCTGCGGATTTTGCCGCTTTCCAGTCCGTTATTCCCATAATGGACTTATCCATAAATTCAAGCCGGTATTTGGATTCTTCATCATCCAGGCAGATCCGCTTTGTCTCCGCATGCGTCTTGAATGTACCGTCCGGCAGACGGACCGCCCCATAGGCCCTGCCGACATAGGTGTTTGCGTTCTCCCGGAAAACCGTTGTATATTCGGGATGGAACTGGATGCCGGCTGCAGTCGCAAGCTTCATCAGGAGCGGCTTCGCCGGAGAAAAGACATCTCTGTAAACTGCTTTTCCGTTTTTATCCTCTCCAATCTTGACATTGCCGACCTTAAAAATATCGCCGGAGTTCTCAGAGGTGTCGGCCACAACCTCCATGACCGTACATTTGTAAAAGGGATTGATCTGCACTGATGTAGCTGCCGGTATCAGCAGATTGCAGTTCTGGTATTTTGACTGGATCTCAGTCAATGCGTAAGAATTGTCCATAGATTTTCCTCCATATCGTCATTGATTTATTTGCTAAATCATGCCCTGATATGGTATTCCGTAGGAGCCGCCCCGGCAATCTGCCGAGTGCTCTTTTTCCCATATCCAGCATGTTTATAGCCATTTTCATGTTTCTTTTCCATATCATAAAATTCCGCTTGCTTTATTCGGCGGGAACTGCTACAATATGGTTATCCGTAGGGGCGCTCTGGCAATTTGCCGAGTGCTCTTTTTCCATATTGCTAATCCGCCATACAGGGATCTCTTCCATAACGTTCCAGACCCCTCCTGTTTTCCTACCCGCTGCACTCTATTCCTCCTTTCTCAGAATCCTTGCCCAATAACCTGATGACCAGGGAAAACAGCTTGTACGAACCGCAAAACACA